TTGATACGTTTGCGCCGCTCAATAAATCCTGTACATCGATTGGATTACTTGACATGTAATCCGATATTTGAGTCTCCAGATCTATGTTATCAATCGCGTTCTCGATCTGGCCCTCAATATCCAGATCATCGATGGCCGATTCAATTTTTGCGTCTACAGTCCGGCCATAAATATCGAGCGAATGCTCGATCAAATTATTTACTGTGGTGTAGGACTTTTGAATTTCCGCCTCGATTAATTCGAGCAGCGGCGCGTTAGCCTTGGCCAGTTCCGCCTTATGCAACTCAATGGCTGTATTCAACACAACACGGGCGGCAGTTATAACGGCCAGTGAATTCTCCGTAGTGAAAGTATTGGCCATCATACTTACATACTCTAGCGCGGATTCCATAGTGGCATGGGACGCGAATAAATTGTCTTTGTAATGGGAAAGCTTGTTCATGATTCTATCCTTTCTAGGTTGATAAAGTAGCCTTGCTAGGGGCTAGGGCAATTATACCCTAGCAAGGCGCTGCGCTACACAATTTTATCTATCGGGGCTCGCGCCCCGATAGCCGCTCTCCGATTTCGGCTTCTAAGCTTTCCAGTAACTGGATTACGCCATCGACGCACCCGCCGATGGTTTCTTCGGTTTCCGGTTCGCAAAGCGGCTTGTTGCGAACCGAACGCAGCGCGTTGCGCAAATCGTACATATCAAAAAGCGCAATTTGAATGTCTTCAAGGCTAGGCATATCGATATCCTTTCTATGTGTTCTGAACCTGAACCCCGCCACGGGGGCCAAGTACCAGCACAAAATCAGGGTATTCGTTGACAGCGTCACGGCTGGGCGCTGCGTGGAGCGAAGCTTCTATTTCCTGCCCATAACGGGAAAGCTCTTCCGCTATTTGCTTAAACTTATAAATAGCGGTAGCCTTCGTGCTGTAGCGTTTAGCGTCTTCAAGGTAATCACTACCAATGCGCAAAAACCAATATTTTTTGGCCATATCGATATCCTTTCTGTTGATAATGTAGCCCTGCTGGGGGCTGGGGTAAGTATACCCCAGCAGGGCTATGCGGCAAGATAAATATACCTATCGGGGCGCGAGCCCCGATAGCGTACCGCTACCAGCTAGCGCGATAGCTAAAGGTTGTCCACCTGTCGCGCAGCGCAAATGCCAGCGCTTTATCCAGCCCTTCGACAGTGGCACGTAAATCAACAAAATAATAATCGGTGATTTCAGTAGTGCCAAAGAAAAATCCCTCACTGGGCGGCAATAGCTCCCCAGCCAAGGCGTTATCGTCCAGCACTTGCTTGCAAGTGTCGCGCAGCAATTGCAAGTGCTGCGGGCTAACGTGGAATTCCTCGCAATTGTCCACACCATCTTGCACGTTATCCACAAACCATTTGTGAATGGCATTGGCTTTGCGCCAGTACATAACGCGATATTCAATGCAATTCACCATCATGCCGCTGTTCGCGATAAACGGCACTTGCTGCAATGCCTTTTGTTCAGTGTCTTCGCTATCGTAAGCATTGACGCTGCTGCGCGCATTAAGATACATATCTAAGCCCATATCAATATCCTTTCTGTTGATACCAGCCCCGCGCCGGTATGGTCACATTATAGGGGCATACCAGCCCCAGCCCCGATTGTATTTATCAATCAAACCAGCCCCATCGATAGGGGATAACCCTTCGCTGCCCTTCGCTACGCGAGCCCTACGGGCGCGGACAGCGAAGGGTTACCCGTGGCCCGCGAAGCGCGGGCCACGGAGCGCGGCACGTTTTTTATCGCTATCGGTGCGCGGCTCGAGGGCAGGTTTACGATATTGAAAACAACCGAAAAAGCGCCAGCATGTTTACCCGTTTTTCATTGGGCAACATGCTAACGTTACGCTATCGTTAAGCAGCGAGCAATTCCACGGCTCGATTTTTTAGGGCGCTGCCGGTTCCAAACCATGCCGATTCTAGGCGGGTATTGTCGCTACGGCCCCGTTCGTGGTCCACCAATTCGGTGACAGCGTTAAGCATTCCCCAGCGCGTGCCGGTAACCCCGTCGATATCCGAACCAATGGCCGCGCCTTCGAATAATTGAATTATTCGTTTATATGCGCGGCTGTCAGACACTGCGCTTTTGCCTTGGTGGTAAGGCTTGAGCAATTCGGCCACGAAGGCATCCGCCTCCGTGGTGGTCATTGGCACGCCTGCCAATTGGCGGCTCTGCACTAAAAAGCGCTCGAATTGATTCGCCACGATTCCCAATTGCAAGCGGACAACGTCAGCGTCGAAGCGCTCACTATGCAGCACGCGAATAGCGCTTTTCAAATAGCCCTTTTCGGTATCGGCTTCGCCGCCTACTGCTGCCGTGATGGTGTTATTGCAAACCACGCGAATAGCGGTGAATTTGGCCACTGTTGCCATGGTTCCATCATATGACGTGCCCAGCAATAGGTAAGGCTTGACTAAATCCCCGTCGATAACGGGAGCGGCTTCGCCCACGGATGCCAGCGCCCAAACCCTACGGCCATAGCTAAGGGCTCCGGCTGTTTCCAATTGAAAACCGCCCAGCGCTACCAAGTCAGAGAAAAATCCCATTATTTCGGCGGGCTGTACTACGTGGTAACCGTCAGACACTACGGCCAAAGGCGCGCCTGTATCGCTACGGTGCAATACTTTGCGGCCCTTGAAAGCTTCCGGCTCAGTGGCGGCAGCAGTGCGGAACAGCACGGGGGATTCCAGCACGGTGTAATTCAATCCGGCTTCGCGGGTCCATGTGTCGATTGTGGCATCAGGTGTCAGCGCTTGGCCTAATCCGTGCCATGGGGTTTTACCAGCGTAAGCAATTGCGGCTGTGCCGGTGGTGGTGTCGATCATATGTGCCATAACTATTCTTTCTTTAGAGTTTAAAAAGTACCGGTTAATTTGTGCCGGTGCGCCATTGTAAGGGGAATATTCACTGCCTGCCGATTGAATTTTTCAATCGAATTTGTCCAAAATCCAGCCTAAGGCTATGATGATCGCAAGAGCTACAAACGCCATAATCATGCAATAGCCCTCCCGATATCGCCTGCGATATGGTGGCGCAACATCGAACGATGCGGTAAGCGCTGCGCAAAATCCCGCACTGCTTGCGCATCATTGGCCGCGCCTTTTGTCTTGGTGGCATGCCACTGTATCGCTGTTGGACCGGATGCCGCATAACAACCGCCTTCGGCATCCGTGCCGACTCGCTTTTTACCCGTGCCATGGCCAACAAATACAACGACAAATTCCCTATCGCCACGGGCACACAATGGGGAACCGTTCCCGCAATCGTGGCACGTAAACGAATCAGACAATTCGGCAGGGCATCGAACAAAGCTTATACCGTGGAATTTTTTCGGCCATTGTTCGGCGCTGTCATATGGTGCAGCGTATACGGCGGGCCTTCCAAGCTCCACGGCTCGAGCAGCGTCTTGCATAGTGTCGCAGCTTGCATTGAATACCGTCTTGCCCTTGGCGGGCAGTGGCAAAGCTTCCGCCTGAAAGTGGCTGTAAGCCCAAGCCAAACCGCCACGGGGTACAGCGTTATAAACCGCCTGTAGATATTCGCTGTCTATTTGGTCCGTGCCGGTTTCGCTTTTCGGGTGCAGCTTGCATGTTTTCGGGCATGTTCCGTAGGTCTCATGTTCGCCTGCGCGGTAAGTTACGGCTATAGGGCCGGTTTTGCTGTTGCCGCTAATTGCTACTGTTTTAAGCATGATGCTATCCTTTCTGTTGTGCCGGACTATTCCGGCATGGGTTAATTATGCAATAGCTGGCACTGTCCTTTGATTGTATTTTTCTATGGTTTCACGGGAAATAATAGGGATTGCAGTCCGTGCCGGAAAGTCCCACGGGAACCCTTCAATAATCATATTCTCTGCATGATGGCGGGCGGCTTTGAGGGTATCGAAAGCAGCGACAGCAGTGCGGGTGCTGGGATAGCAAACAACGAACTTCACGCGCTGGCGCGGCTTGGGGTGCTGGCGGTGAATGCTTACGGGGTTAGGCCCTTCGTGAACAAAGGCGGCATTACCCGTCTGCTCAATATAAAAAGCGGCTTCGCTGTCGGCAGCGTGCTTGGTGTCGAATGATCCGAGCAGGGTGTGATTATGGTTATAAACATTAAACATTTTTTGCCCCTTCCTTCCAATACATAGCGCCAAAGCCCATAGCATGGTTCCACAAAATGTATGCGTCAATTACCGTGCGGCTTTCGCAAAAACGCTCCGATATTTTTTCCTCGTCGTAGTCCATCGACAACATGAGAGCAATGGTCTCGACATTTGCTTTGCTTTCATAGCCCATGCATTGGCCGTACGCCTCAACAAAAGCTTCTATCTCTTTTGCGGTTTTCATCTCTCTATCCTTTCTTGGGTTTAACAATACCAGCTAATCTATGCCGGTGCACCATTGTAATCGGGTTCTAGCCTCCTGCCGATTGCATTTTTCTATTGCTATTGAGTTGCCAATAGCTTGCGCAGTTCCGACCAGTTCATAGTACGCGAAGGCCACCACGCCAACGGCGCAAGCCTTAGCCCCTGCTGATAAAGCTCAATTGCAGACGCGCCCTTGTACAAGGCAATGGAATCAGGCGGGATCGCCGACTGACTGGTGGCCGCTCCGCCATCGCGCTTGACCAGTACAAAGGAAGGTCTGCCCGCAGCCGTATGCCGAGTCGCAAAGGCCACCTGATGGGACCGTAGTGCCACCTTCAGGCCACTGGTGACAACCTTTAGCTCGACCATGACAAACCGTGAGTCCACGCCGACCAGCATGTCAGGCACGCCAAGGTTGACCCGATTCTCCAGCCGCTCAATATCGCAGCCCACGCATGCCCGAACGCGCTGGGCAAACCTACTCTCCGGTGTCGTCGCCATGGTCTATCTCAAAAATGTCTGGAGGGGGATTCGGTACGCCTGCATCAAAGACGGGGTCTGCCTGCTTGGCCATGCTATCCATGACTTGACCGGTGTCAGCGTCAATCAGGGCAGTGGGAGGGGGCCCGCCGTACAAGCGCTTGAGTTCATCAAGCTGGTGCTGCACTTCCTCTTTGCTCATGCTGTCGATAGTGCCGTGCCTGATTTCCTTGCGCTCGACGTAAATGGTCCCTAGCGCCTGTCCGCGCCGGTATTCCGCCGCCACAGCCGCCGAGAAGGCCCCAGCGTCCAACGCCTTGTCGCGGATGATCTGAAGGTCCATCATGTGCCGCTCATAGCTGGTGTTGTACTTGGAGGCCAATTCAGCCCTGTAGGCCTGTATTGCAGCCACTACGTGGGGGTACTCCTTGGGGTTGGTCAGCTTCCACGCCATGACGCTTGCAGAGCCCTCCTTGTAGCCTGCACGGATGGCAGCTTCCTTCAGGGTCACCCGCCCGTCACCGGAAACGTACTCCTGAACAAACTTCCACTCTTTCTCATTGAGCACTTTGCGCTGCTGACGCAGGGGCACAACTATTCCGGCCATACGCTGCTTGGCCTTGTCCGGCACAACCGGCGGCACGTTCCAAACGTCCTTACGGGTCATGCTGTCCTCCATAGGCGAAAGCCTTTATCCACCTTGCGCAGGGTGAAGTGCCAAGTGGGCTCATGCGTCTTGCAAAAATGGCTAGAAGCCACCCTTGCGGACGTGCCCTTGGCCAACTCAGCAAAGAAGATGCTGTCGCCTACTTCCATCTCACGAAAAGGGTACAGCGTCCTCCCTCTAGGAACGGGGATATCGGGGTCAATTTGTAGGTCTGGGAGTAGCATTTCATTAAGCCTATCGAAACAAGGATAACGATAGTTTAACTCATGTAAGACAGGAAAGCAAGGGGCGCTTCGGGAGGCCTCCCTATAGAGTTTTTTCATCAGAAAATAAAAATGAAATTTTTTTTTTTTAAACGTAGGGACCCCCCAGTAAATTACACCATCACACTACCCCTAATCCCACTGTAATGCTCTAACCTATTGATCTATATCACTTATTACACCAATTACGTCATTACGTCTAATTCCACAAAAATAAAAACAAAATCTTTTTTCTTTGGAAAAACTCTATAGGGACCCCTCCAAATACATATAAAAGCCCATACTTTATATGCTTTTGGACATATAGCCCAAATTTCTAAGGGTAAACCCTAGTATCAATTCTTACAATTGACACCCAAAAATAAGGCTTTTAGTAACGAAGATTAACGTAGAATAAGCCTCGGGCAACGGCCCAAACACCTTTAATCGTCATAAACCTAGAAAGGATAGAGAAATGACATCAATGATACCTAAACACACTAGCATAGCTGACTTAACGCTAAAGTTACCCATAGAGGTGCATTATGGTAACGATGACAGTGGTTCTGCGCGTATAACTTCGGTAAAAGTCGTCGTGGGCCGCGAGGCTTTAGAAGTGATCTCTTTGTTGTCTGAAGAGGACTTTTTTGACATCTTCATTCAGCTTGAAAACTTCTACAACGTGGTGGACTGACATGCCTTATTTGAACTACTTATACGCCCTATCCGGACCGACTCGCTCCTTGGATTGCGAGTTGTATTACGAGCCTGCTACGCCAGCGACCTTTGACGAGCCTGCGGACCCCGGCGTGTTGACCTTGAGCAGCGTAAAGGCAGGCGGGATTGACATTCTTGATATCCTGTCTTACTCCACGATCCAAGACATTGAGCATTGTGCTGAGATCGCTTTTGACACTATGGGTGAGGAGCCCGAAGGAGATTTTGATGAATAAAGTAAGCAACATGGGAGACCTTATCAACGAGGAAGTAGCTCAGAAGGTTGCGGCCTTTCGGGCCATACCCCCTGAGCAGTTAGAGCGGGAGGAGCGCCAACGGGAAGAGCAGCGTAGGTACGAGGCGCTGCATACCCGCTTTGAGACTGAGCAGGATCGAATGAATAGATACCTATTTTGGTCCGAGGAACACGGTGAGGTGGAGATTTCCGCCCAGTGTGAGCAAGAGGCGTGGGACAAGTTCTACGAGGAATACAGTGGTAACGGCGACTACGAGGTGACGCTGGAGCAGATCACAGAAGGAGCCAATGATGATTGATACCCGCTTCCCTTCCCAATCTTGGTACATGGTGCTGTTGGAAACGCCTGAGGGTTCGTATTCGGCTTTGGTTCTTGCTGACAACGAGGCCGATGCTAAGGACGAGTTTCAGAGTACGTACCCCGAAGTCGCGGTCCACGATTCTCAGTTGGAGGTCCACGAGGCCACTGAGTGCCCCGAGTGCCACTACATGAACCATAAACAGTCCACGATCCGCGATTCTTGGAACGTAGACCTGTACTCCTGTTACGTGTGTGAAAGCTGCGGGGAGCAGTATGGAGGAGATGTAGATGTTACGTAGTTTTGTTCGTTTGTACTTCATGTTTCGACGCAAGGGATGGTCTCTTGCGCGGGCCGTGGAGGATTCTTGGAGATTAGTGAAATGAGTGTTTTTAATTTTCTTAAACAGGATGCCAACCTACTGGCGCGGATCGAGGTCCTTGAGACTCGACTCTCTATTCTTGAAGGCACTTTGAGACAGGCTAGAAACACAGTGGCCGTCCATGAAGGGATGTTGCAGGCCTTGATTCTTGACAAGAGGGCCAACGATTCGCGTGGAGACTTTGAAAAAGCGGCCAAGGAGGAGCGCCAACGCGAGTACGCCCGCAAGTACTATGCGGCCAACAAGGAGGCTATCAAGGCCAAGAAGCGCGAGAAGCGGCCCTCGGGTCATCCTGACCAGTTGGAGCTATCTGACATGGCGGTAGGGGGCACGTCATGATGAGGAAGATTGGGCTGCGGGATTTGCTCAAGGAGCCGTTCAAGAAGCCTACACCGCTTGAATTGATAGCAGCAGAGCTTTCTGAGGCCCATCTCTCTAAGCTCCAATCTGAAACGGCAGTCGAGTATGCGCAGTCCATAGTCGATTACAACATCAACCGGATAAAACGCTTGAATGAGCGTTTGGATGAGTACAGAATAGGAGAATAGAGCATGGGACAGATCATTGGATTACTTTGCGTGGCTGCTTGGTTCACGCACGTTTTTACTTGCTTTGCACAGGGCTTGTGGGGCTTCTTGTTGGCTGGTGCCATCTTGTTTCCCATAGGAATCCTGCATGGTTTTTATCTTTGGCTTCACTAGGAGATTGATATGGTAGATCAACCGAAAATAATAGAGGGCGCATACGCCAAGCAGTACACCGACTGGCACATCAAGACAGGCGGATACGCAAGGGACATTACCTTGCGTGATTACTTTGCGGGGTTAGCTATGCAAGGGCTAACTGTCCATAACATTCGAGAATCCTACGCCGAAATGGCAGAAAAGTCCTACAAAATGGCAGATGCCATGCTTCAGGAGCGTGCCAAATGAAAAAACTTATCGCTATCACTGCTGCCGTAGCAGCACTCGCTGGTTGTTCTGATGCAGACGTTGCATCCGCAAATTTATCCAAGGCGGCAGACCAATTTGAGGTGACGCGCCGTGTG